GTTACATTGATCCTTTCATCACTATATTATAGATGAATTAATCTTAACATAGTTTTGGAATGAATCCTGGATATGGTGCCTTTCAAACAACTTAGTCTTATGATTAAAGACGGGTATTGATGACTATTCATCATCTCACGATTTAATTATTTGAATTTAGCACGTTCTCATGACTTACCACCTACTAATGGGAGAGGTTACTATAGTATAAAAGGTAACCCCGCATTTTTAGCAGAAGTATTGGGCACTTGATAAGTAGTACTAACTTTTGGAGATTTTGAAATCATCTCTATAAAATTATTATGAAAATCTAAGAAAGATTGCCATGCCGGAGTTAAAGATCTTTGAGCTTTAATAGCTAAAATAGAAACTTTATTGTCTACCGGGATTTGCCCATGTCTAGTTTTCTCGAGAGAGAATTTACTAGCATACAACACTGTGTCATCTAACAAATTAATTGCTTGATCAAGAGGAATTCCTCTTAATGGAGCTTTAAAATGTTTCGATTCCAGAATCGTTATACGCTGTTCTAAGTTGTCACCTTCGGGTATTAATACTCGTCTAGCCAACTCCTCGACTTTATTTGATATAAGAAGAGGTCGTGCGTCTATATTTTTAAAAATATTAGACACATCTCCAAATCGATGATCTTTATTATCGAAGACTGTGGACTCTAGGTCAACTAACATAGCACTGAAATCTTTTAATAATTTCGTTCTATTAGCTTTTACTTCTAATATAAGCTCTAAAGCAGTTTTAATAGCTGCCTTAGAAATCATTGTAGACAAACCACGAGCAACAATATGTTCTCGGATTTCATACTTTGATATATATTTTGAAATATCTTCTAATGAATGAATATCATTAATTGATAGCAATAACTTCATTACTTGATTTTCAGGAATAGATATATTACTATAATCTATTGCTCCCTTAGAATCTTTCTGAGGATCTAACAAGATACATAATGAAGGGTGTAACGTTCCAAATTTTCGAGAGAAAATTGAACTTATTACCGATACTAAACTGTGAGTTGCACCAACCTTTAACGGTTGTGTAACTTCAGTACCATATCTACATAATACTGCTTTTATTTGAAGCGTATTATGTATCAAAGATCTATTCAACATTCTTAGAAGAAAGTTAACTTTCGAAGGTAAATTATGACCCTGAAGTAACTCTTTCCAAGATATTGGTGATACATCTTTTCCACCTAAAGCTGTTCTTTTTAAGAACTCGGCTGAAGGCACGGTTGGAGATGGAATAGATTTAGAAGGATTTGCTGGTACACCTAACTTCGCAAGAAGTTCGATGTATTTCAGATAAATATCGTTTTCAAATAATACGATATCATCTCCGACTATCTCATATTTAGTATACCACTTAGCTTGAGCACCTCTAACTAAATGTACAGCGAACTGTACTATCAGATGGTGTGTAAGTCCTAGCATAGCAAATGAAGACAGAGCCCCCATGGGTTGTCCAACGGCGTACCGTATTCGTTGCGGTTTCAAACCATACGATTCAAGCTTCTCGGGAGAACCGGAGATTAAATAATCTCGGTCAACCAATAATGCTCTCCACGCCTCACCTAATCCAGAAATACCCGTAAAAGTCGAAACAATATTACATTGAATCGAAATTGGAAGTCTATCAGTGGCAGATGATAAATCAACTGACCAAGCTGAACCAGATTCCATACTTTTATCTAAAACCCTTTGAAAAGAAGCTTCTTGATTAGAAGTTCCATCATTAGGAATAAAAGATTTAAGTAATTGGTATATGGAATGGTGAAATGGAGACAATAGCGATTGAGTCCATATGTCGACCATGGCAAATACACGTAATTTTCCTGCAGCTTCTTCTTTGAAAGAAAGTTGACCTCCAACAAAGTTCGTCGGATTAGTGGAATAAGGAGACCAAAAATGGTACATAGTACCTTGGATCTCTTTAGACTCACCTTCTCTAATAGAACTATCAACGGCAAATCTGCCCTTGATTGGAAAACCCCCTCCCACATCAGCTATTTTATGACAGAGTTTTATATTTCTCTGCATCAAATAACCAAGGTGAGAATCGGTTAAGTCACAATATTTCTGGAAATTAGCATACGCAGTAGAATCATAGATGTACCACCATAGGTCGGTTAATATAGATCCTAACGCCATTGAATTATTTGGTCCTGAAGAAGAATTATGAACGAATGTGTTTGACTCAACATTTACGTGTCGCTTAGTAAAATTTAAAGAGGAAAGAAGTCTCCATAGATGAATATCTATGAATTCTTTAAACTCCATTAATATCTCTTGCTGTCCTGTATAAGGATCAGTAATAGTATTTAACTTAGATTTTAAAGGACCCTTAAGAACTCTGTAAATTCCAAAAAGTGTTAACCAAAATCTAATTACCCCTAAATGACCTTGACGTATTAAACGTCGGTCACTAAGAGGAATCAGACTAGGGAGACCTGAGTAAAGTCTTGGAAACGGTAAATCCGGTTCTAATTCTCTTAGAGTCCGATAAGGACTCTTCGCAATTACTCTTTGGATAGATACTTGACATGCTTTCAAATACTTAATAGTATAGGCAGCACCATGATTTTTCTCTATCTTTCTTAAAGATACATAAAAATTATTAAAAGATCTGATACGTCGTCCAATGTCCCCTTTAAAGCATAATCTGGCTATACGCCAGATTTCTGAAATAAAAGGTCGAATAGAGGATTTTAAGTCTCCACTCAGTGAATACATACTAGTCCCAATACCAATTACTTTTCTTCGTAATGCAGACGATAATTTATTATTGTTTTTCATTATTAAAAATTGTAAGGATTGGTTTTCGTACTTGAGTATTCTAATCTTACGATTAGGCTCTAGTATACGACAGGAACCACCTGTATCTTAAAATAATTCAAATGAAGAATTATCTAACAAGATATAGTTGTATCGTAACTTACACGAGATTGTAACTTAAATCTAAGACCGAATAGATCTTTAAGGACTCTTAATAGAGACTGAAAAGTCTCGGGGTAGAGTCTTGCTAAGGAATTACCT